ACTAGGGTGTGGGCTCCGACAGGGATCGGGTTAACCGCCTGCGCCCATGTCAGCTCAACCGTTTCCGAGCCAGAAAAGCTCATTGCAGACTTTGGTACAGCCGCCGCCCCGTCGATGGCCAAGGAGGTAAACGGCACGTCCGCTATGCTCGAAAACGGGCCGACTATGGTCATGTACATAGTTCCAGAGGCCCACTCGATCGACTGCAGTTCTCCGCGCGCCCCGCTTACGTTAGCGGCCCCAGCGAACACGTTAGCGAACTGCGGAGTAATAGACCCGTATACCCCCTTGTAGAAACCAGTAACGCCCGAGGCTACGGTGCTTGCCGCAGAGCTAAGCGACACATTGACAGGCACGGCGGTAGCCCGCGCAAAGGCCGCCACTACACCGGGCATCATGCTGCCACCGTCTGGCCGATCACGTCCCATTCGTTCGTGCCGACCTTTTTCAGGGTGACCGTCATGCGTGCGGTCATGCTGAGCGTTCCGCCCGACGGAGCATTCAGCGTTACGCCGCTGGCGGCCGCCAGGGTTACGTTGCCCAGTGCGCGGACGGTGATCTCGGTTCCGATCTCAAACGCCACGGATGCGTTTGTCGGAACAGTCAGCGTGATGGCACTCGTGGTGCCTGGGCGCACGTAGTTCCACGCGTCAGTCAGGGCCAGCGTGCGACTTGTGGCTGTGGTGACGAGAGAGGACTTGTCCTGCTTGGTGGCGGGGTTGAAGTTGCCGTCGTGCCATATCTTACGCCACGGACTCCACGTGCCATTAAACAGCGTCCGCATCCAGAATCCATCGCTGTCCATGCGATATGGATAGGCGACCTGGCAGCAGTTTGTGCTGCCGCCCCAAGCCATCTGCTGCACGTAGAAGAAGAGGCCGCTTACTGGCCCGTTGGTACTCAGGTTGTTGGTAAGCAATGGGATAAACCCGGTGTACGGGTAGAGCGTCGGCAACTCGTTGAAATCGACAACGCCCGTTTGAACCCTTGAGCCCACCCCAAACGCACCCACAGCCATCAGCGCGCCGGCAGTGGTGTCGGTTGGCGAAGTCTGCACATTCGCATTAGCCGCAGTACCGAGCAGGTTTAGCCGCGCCTGAATCTTCCCGAACGCCGCTAGTACTGTGTCCGTTGCCGCCACCGCCGCAGAGCTGGCCAGCGAAAGGCCAGTCAGCACAGTGCTGCGCACCCGAGCAGCCGTGAAATACAGGTTGGTCGAGCCCTCGGCCAGGGCATCGGTGGTGCCCGGGGACGGGTTGATCTCCGCATACACCGATCCGGTCCAGCGGTACTGGCGGGTTGGGTTCGCCGCGGTGCCCTGGTTGATGGCGATGTAGATTTTCCCGCCCTCGCCCGTCGCGGGGAACTGCGCCGTGGTGGCGTATTCCAGCACGTCATCGACGTAGCTCGGCAACTGACTGGGTGGGATGCGGGCGAACTCGTCCAGCGTGGCCACGCCGCCGGAGACGCCGCGCTCACTGGTGTTGATCTTGTTATCCAGCTCGGTCTGCAGGCCGGTCACGGTGCTGATCGCCTGGTTGCCGGTATGAGTCGCACGGTCGCGCAGCTGGGCGTCCGTCGCGTTGGCGGTCGCGCCGGCCGCGATGCCATCGAGCTTTGTCTTCATCGCGCTGGCAGCCCACCAGGCAGTGATGGCCTGGAACACGCGCTGGGCGGTCCAGGCGCGACGAGTCGTGGCGGTGCCGGCTTCAGCTTCGGCCTGGGTGACGGTCGATGCCGTCCACTCGCGTGCGTCGGTAAGGCGGCTGTCGTTTGTGGCAATGCCCAGCTGCTTGATGGTGCTGTCGCTGTGCTTGGTATACAGCTTGGCGTCGGCGGTATTGACCGCCAGTTCGCCAATTTCGAGGTCGGTTGCAAGCGGGACTTTAGCCGCCACGGTCGACTTCTTGGTGAGTACGCGCGCCATATTGATGGGCTCCGAACGGAATTAGAAGGTGCCGCCGTCGACCAATTCGACAGCCAGGGTGACGAAGCCATTGCTGGCGTCTTTGGTCATTGCCATTGAGGCGTTCATGCGAAGCACGCCGTCGGTGCCATCGGTTCCCCACAGGTAGCCGGAAGTCCCGCCAGCGACTACGGCGACCTTTTCATCCGCAGTCCCTTCTGGAATGTTCAGCGCGGTCTTGAATGCGTTGAAGGTGAGCTTCTTCTCCTTCTGCCCGGCCGCCTCGCTGGCGTCGTGAATGATCAGGAGGTCGGTTGCGCCATCGACCGCGGCAAGGGTTGCCAAGTCATCAATTGCCGGAACTACTGGCAGCTTCGTTGTGGCGTCGGTCGCGACGTGCAGAGTTCCGCGGTCAGTGGTGACCATTGGCTCGCCGGCCAACATTCCAGAGGTAGGCAGGTTGGCTTTGATTCCGCGTTTCAGCTGAAGACGTGTTGCCATGGGTATGATTCCTTAATTGAAGGTGCCGCCGTCGATGGTTTGCAGGTCGAGGTTGGCGCGCGCCTCGGCCTTGGCTTGTTCGGTCGTGAGTTCGGAGAACCGGTTGGCTACCTGGAAGAAGTCGCCCGTTGCGGAGTTGACGCCGGGCGGCCCCTGATCTCCGGCCATGACGACGACTGTCTCGGCGTCCGGCTCAAGGCCAACGGCATATTCCGCGCCAGCCTCAATGACCAGCACCTCGTGGTCACCGCAAATTGCTACGGTGCTCATGTGGTCACCTCACGACTGACGGTGACGGCTCCTTGCAGGTAGCGCTGAACGGTGCCGTCGGGGTACTGGACTTCGAGGTCATAGACGGCCTCGGTCCACGCCAGCGCGGCAGTTTGGGTGGCGCTCAGGGTGCGAGTGATCGTGCCCGGGGCAGTGATGGCCAGGCCGCCGTTCTCCGTAGTCAGTTCGAGCAGCACAGCGCCGCCGACCTGCTCGCGGATCTGCATGCGAGCCGTGGCGCCGGTCAGGTCTACCGGGGGCTTGTAGATCAGTTGCCCGCCGCTCGGATTGAGGCCGAACGCCGACAGCGCGTTGATTTCCAGCGTGGAGGCATCCACGACCGTGACGCGGTGCGGTGACTCACGGGTCGAGCGATTAACACCCTGCATGCCGTTGACGCCCTCGACCCAGGCCAGCCAGTTGCCCGGCAAGCCGTGGTCAACCGTGAGGCGCAGCGGCGACCCGCCGAGGGCGGTGATGGGCCGGTATTCGTAGCGCGGCTGCATCAGCCGCAGGGTGTCGCGCAGGGTCGAGCCCTGCACGATGTGCAGATCGAGTTTTGCTGGCTGCATGATTGCTCCGGGCAAAAGAAAGCCAGCGCTTGGCGGGCTGTGCGTCGTTGTGTTGGGTCAGACCCAGGTGTATCGCTCGCCGCCAACCAGGCTGCGCACCACCTGCCCGGTCACCGGGTTGTAACTGCCGGCCTGGAAGTTGGTGTGGTGCTGCCAGAGCGCGAGATTGAAGTTGGCGCGGTCATTCCGGTCGCCCGGGTAGAGATTCCCAGTGGAGCGATACCCTGGATCCACTCCGGCCGGGGTAATGCAGGCGCTGGCGGTGTACTCGCAGAAATCGGCTTTTTCCGCCCGCACGATCGCCCCGCGCACCTTGTTGGAGAACTCGCGCGCCAGGTCGACCGTGACGTTGAACGTCGTGGCGAACCCGGCAGCGAACACGCGGTTGACCGACGGCGCATCCTGTCGCTCTTGGGTACCGGTCTGGTGCGTCGTCGGAACGGCGTGCGAGCCGCTGAAACTGAAAATCGACGTGCCGCCGAGCGCCATGTTGAAGACCCGACCGCTGGCCGTCTGCTGGTCAGTCCAGTGCAGGTTGAAATACTCTTCGAACGCACCGCCCGCATAGGATGCATAGCCGATGACCTTGCGGGTGATGGTGTAGGTATCCCAGTAGTAACGCCCACCTGGCCCAGGCGCCGGGCTTCCCTTGGCCAACGTGGTTTCCGCATCCACGCGCAGGGTAACCAGCTGCGCCACGCCCGCAGCGTCGTACCAGGCACCCGTCACCATCTCGACGCGGGACGTGCCTACAGAGGTTCCGGTCGAATACCGAAACGCATCGGAGCATGGGTCGGCTGAGCTGGTACTGCACGACGCAGGCTCGCCGGAGCCCTCCAGCGACCAGCTGGGCGTCCATTCGTAGTCGCTCTCGCCGACGATTCCGGTGCTTCCGATACGCAGCACGTGAACCCGCTGTTGGAGATCGGCGCCGTTCTGGCTGCTGACCACAGCGCCGGCGCACTGCTCGTAGTTGGCCACGACACGGTAGGTCATCGCCGTGACGCCAGCGTTGAACACCAGTTCGATCAACGCCAGCGGCCCGCTATAGGTCACGTCGTTGATCGCGATCTGATAGGGAGAGACCTGGTTCGAGGTCCTGCTTAGCGCGAAGATCCAGCGGCGCCCGTCCGGGCTGATGTCGACTACCTGCGCGCGATTGAAGTCGCTCGGCACGTTACCCAGCGCAGACAGCGGCACCTGTTGGTCAGCGATGCCCGTCTGCACGCCAGCACGCACCAACGCATAAGCGCCGAAATTGGTTATCGATGGGTCCACCGCTCTGAACGAATCGCCGACCCGGAGGAGCCTGATGGCAGGATTTCCCCTGGCCCAGTGCCGGAACAAGTTGTCGGTGCCGCTCCCGTTGGTGATGGCCACGTTCCAGAGAGCCGCCTCGGGATCATCCAGCACGGTGGTCACCTCAGGCATGCCGTTGTCCACCAGAAACGTGGACGGGTGCGCCTCGTTGCCGATTTCCGGCGCCATGACCTTCCGACCGCTGGGCAACTCGATATAGGGCGCCCCGGTGAGCGGCACGACATGCCGACCGTGCCATCCGAAGCCGAACTCGACGACCTGATCATTCAGTGGCAGGTCAGCTAGTGACATTCTCGAACTCCAGTACCACCTCGGCATCGTTGGCGTCAGTCATATGCACGCGCCGGACGGCGCGCACGCTGAAGAACACCATGCCATCGGTGGATGGGCGGTTTACCGCGGCGTAGTACTCGCGGCTATTGGCCGTCTCTGTCAGGGGGCTGGCAATGCCGCCAGCCGCCGATGGCGGGGGCGCCTTGTAGGCGCCCCTACCGCGCGAGGCTGGCAAGGCTCCGACCGGCTCGATGCTTGGCAGCGGGCGGCGCGGCGGCTGCGGCCGAGTGAGGCGGTTGATGTCCTGCACGACCGTGGTGCCGCGACGGCTGTTTTCCATCGCTTCGCCAAGCGCGCGGCGGCTCCGCTCCATTGCCTGCCCGGAGGCTCGGCGGCTATCTCCGAGAGGCATCAGGCGCCTCCGGTTCCCGGCAGGCTATGCACCATTAAGACCCACGGGCCAGCATCCAGGCGGCGCAACTGCAGCATTACACTGCTGGCTGGCAAGGCCACCACGTAACTGCCGGCAGAGCCTTGCACAGCAGTAATCGTCTCGCTGCACACAATCTCGGAGGTGACGTTCTCGATGACCAAGCCGTCCGCTGGGTTGCCCACAGTCAGCAAGTAGTCCTCGGCGGTAACCTGCATGACCCCTGGATAATCGGCGAGGTCTGGCAATACCAGACGCGGGGTGTCGATTGGCTGCCATACCGCATAGCTAAGGGGCTGTGAAGAGCCGCGCGAGAATACGTTGATCGTGGCTGCACCCTCAACGAAGCTGCCTTCTTCAGCCCTTTGCTCTGCAACTCGCGTCCATCTCGTTTCCACGATTGGCCCGCCGGGCTCGTCGCGCATGGCAATGGCGAGGTAATGGTTCTCTGCGTCAGTATCGATGTAATGCGCGCCTGACTCCGCCAGTAGCGAATTGCTCGGCTCACCTTGGCCTTGAAATATGTGCTGCGGCATTTGTCAGTCTCCAGTCGTAAGGATGTTGCCGCCCGCGTCGGTGAGCGGCCGGCCTTGTTCGTCGGTGAGTGCTTCTGCCCCACCGCCCTGCTCGAGCGCCGCAATGCGCGCTTCCGCCTCGGCAATTCGGGTCAGCAGTGCGTTGAGCTGGCCCGCGGTTACGGCGCAGTAGATGACGCTGCCGCCAGGCCATTCCTGAACCGCTGTGCCTTCCAACCCCCGGACCAGGGTCGCCGCGCCATTGGTGACAGTGGCGTCGACGATCTCCCATGCATTGCCGTCGGCATTGGTCAGCGTGAGGCGGTAATCGCCATCCGGCAGCGATAGCGCCGCCGTGGTCGTGCCCTGCGCCAGCTCAATCGGCTCGCGGTAGTTATTGATGTAGGCCATCACAGCTCCAGGGTGTCGTTAGGGATGCCGACGCGGTAGAGCACCGCGGCATCAAGCAGTTGTTCGTCGCGCTGCGCAGCCGGGATCTCAGCGGCCGTTACGCTCAGCCGGCGCGGGAAGACCTCAGCGTTCGGATTGTTCTGGCTGTAGTTGCCGGCGAACCCATCCAGTTCATCGTCGTAGGGCGGGATGCCCGTTCGGCCGCCGAGCTGGGTTGGCAAAGGCTCGTAGAACACATTGCCCTCGCCCTCGCCGATCTGCCCCTCACCCAGCCGGCCAGGCAGCGTGAGAGGATCGCTCACCCCGCCGCCACGCATGATGGCGATGCTGATCGTGGTAACGGCAGAGCCAGAGCCGAGGTCGAAGCTGTCGACGATGCGCCGGCACTTGCCGCTGGCGGTTACGCCCTGATCGGCGACCTGCAGCGTGTGCACCAGGTCTACGCCCAGCGCCATGCTGGTCGGCACTTGCCACGACACCGTTGTTTCGCGGTGCGCGCCGATGATCTCGACCTGCCCCATGCGAAGCGCCACAACCATGGCCGCATTGCGGCGGGCGTCGTTCGGGATGTCGAATGCCCCGCCGGAACCGTCGATCGGTCCTTCGGTCCAGGCCTCAGCCATATCGCTCTCGACGTTCACCGTTGCCGACGAGCGCTGCACGATCCTGGTGGCCTCGGCCTCGCCGGCTGCGGTGGCCAGCGTGAGGCTGTACGTCTCGGTCACCGTCTGCACCCAGCGCCGCGCGCCGGTCCAGTCCACGCCGAGCAGCAGGTCGTCGTAGATGTTGGTCCAGCCGACACCGGTACCGCATGGGTCGGCCAGCGTCAGCGGCAGCAGGTAATAGTCCGGGTTCAGCACCGTCTGGCCGTTGCCCGAGGCCGCATCTTCGACCATGCCGATCTGCGGCAGCTCGGTCGGATCAGTGCGCCACTGGCAGAAGCCCGCAAGGTCATCGAGACCAAGCGTGCCGGGATGCCTCCAGTTATAGCGCTCGTTCAGCTGCCATAGACGGCTGTAGCGATAACTGAATTCGATCTCGACACGGTTGGTCGACTCGTCCAGATCCGACTGCTGCAGCTCCACGGTCTGATACAGCGTGGTGCCAGGCCCGTAGATGAAGTGCGGTGAAACGGCATACCAGCTCGTCACTCGCAGCTCACCAGCCGGCGAACTGTCCAGGCTAACCGGCCGGGTGCTCAGTCGCTCCAGCGCATAGTCCCAATGGCTACGGCCCTCGATCGGTTCGAACACATCCGCCGACCAGTCGCCGCCGACCAGCGCGTCAATGGCCGCGACGCTCATGCCTTCGACCCGCTGCTGCAGCTGATCCGAGCATTCGCAGGTTAGGATGCGATTTACCGGGTTCCAGTCAGCACGACTGATTTGCCCGGTGAACTTGCGCGCTTCGGCCGTTTTGCCTTGGCTCGTGCTGATGTAGTCGATCGACACCGCCCGACCTTTCCAGTCTGGCGGCACGACGGCAACGCCAGGGGCAATGTAGAGGTCGAAGCTGGCAATGCCTGCTGCGCCCTCCTCCCGGTCGACGGTAACCGTGCCAGTCAGCTGAGCCGTGATGTTCACGCCGCCAACCAGCACGCGCAGCGCCCACACGAACGACTGCCCGCGGACGATGTACTCCGGCTCTACAGCGGCGCCAGTCACGCCATTCAGCGGCACGGCGTTGAGTGGCGAGGCGTTGAGCATTAGGTTTCTTCCCAGGTGATGGACCAGCTATGGCTGGCAGTTCCTGAATCCTGCGTTTCGGATGGCCGGCGAGCCTTGACGCTGTAGATCGGCATCCAGCAGACGCGGTAGAGCGTGGCGCCGGCGACGGCCGTCACGGTAGCTACACCATTCGTGACGCTGCAGGGCGTGTTGATCCAGTCGTCACCGACCAGCGCCTGAGCCCACGGCGCAACGTCCGGCCGCTGCGTTCCGCGCAGCGCGTGTGTCAGGCCTGTGCCCGTCACGCTCTGCACCTTCGTTGACCGCAGTTCCAGTGGCTGGCTGTAGTCCAGGCCGTGAAGCCCTGGCGGCATCCAGCCGGTGCCGCTGATCGTCCCGGACACCCGCTCCCAATGCGTCATCGATACCAGCGCGCCATCGCTCATCCGCATCGACGTTTCACCGCCGATGGGCTCTTCGCTCAAAACCGGCGCGCCAGCGTGCAGCACGATCGGCACGCCGCCGAGCATGATTTGGGGTTGTGGCATGGTTAACTCCGGTGAGTGCGGCCGAACTTCTTGGCGGCCAGGCGAATGCCATCTGCTTGACCGGCGTCAGCGAACACCTGGAACACGTCGCCGCCGAGGTTGATATCCAGCGAGCCAAGGCTGCGCGGGCCGGTGTCCAGGCTCGAAACAGTCCCGACCATCCCGCCGTCGGCAAACCGAGGGATCGGGATGCCGCGGTTGAGCATGTCGAGGTGCCGCCGGCCAAGTTTGCGCACGGCCGCTGCGTTGATGACGTACTCGCCGTTCGACAGATAGGCCGGGATGCTGTCGCTCGTACCAGTGCCTGGGCCGCTGATATATCCGCCAGTGGCGAACTTCTGCGGCGCCGGGCCTGGGTCCTGCAACGTGTAAGGCTGGCTGAAGTCGTACTGCGCGCCGACCTTGACGATTATCTCGCGCTTGGCCAGGGCATCCAGGGCGGCCTGCACCTGTGCAAGCGCGGCGTCATCCATCTTCACGCTGACAGGCATATCCTCGAGCGCGGCGGCTGCCGTCTTGAGGTTAAGCATCTCCTGCTTGATGTCAGCGATCTTCTGCTCGGCACGGCTCTGCTCAATGTCATTGGCGGCCAGTTCGATGTCGCGAAGCTCGCCGATAAACCCGGCGAATCCGTAGGTGTTGGCGCCGGCCGCCTGCAAGTCCTGAAGCATCTTGAGAGCGGCTTGTGCCTTCGCCTGTGCTCCTTCAACATCACCTGCGCGCAAGGCCTCGCGTGCGCCGACCTTCAGTGCCTGAGCCGCCCCGTAGGACGCCTCGCCGCCAGCATTCATGCCAGCGATCGCTTCTTGGTAGCGCTTTTCAATTGCTAGGCGATCATCGCGGATCTTTTTCAGGTCAGCGCTGGCTTTCTGCTCCGCCGCTACGAGGCGCTTACCGCCCTGCTCCGCTGCTTGGACCATCTGGTCCTGCTGCGTTTTGAGCTCGGCAATGTAGCTGCGGCGAGAACTGAGTTCTTTCTGCTGTGCGGCCTCTGCGGCCTCGGCAGCCAGGTCGGTCAGCACTTGCATTTCGGCATTCAAGCCAGTTTGCTGCTCAACGATTGCCGCACGGAACGCAACCAGCGCGTCTTTCTTCGCCTGCAGCTCTTCCGGCGAGAACAGCCAGCCATCAATTGTAGTGCTGAGTCCCTTCCCCTGCAGGCTGCGATCAAGGTCAGCAATCTGCTGGTCAACCTTGTCCAGCTCGGTGACCATCCCGGAAGCATTGGCAGCCACAAAAGCAATCCGCTTGCCTAGGTCAACGAACTCAGAGGCTCCCTCAACGGCTGTACCGGCAAGGGTTGCGAGCGCCGATGCCAGCTTGATAAGGTTGTCCATGACAACAGGGTCGCTTAGGGTCTTCCCTAGCTCATCAATTGCATCAACGAGCGGTTTAACATCCGCCTGCCCGATAGCCTCCTGCCATGCGTTATCTAGCTTTGTCAGCGCGTCAGCAACTGTAACCTGCATGCCGTCAACGGCGCCGCCAAGCGAGTCCATCTGGCTTATCAGCGCTGGAACGAACACATCCGTCGTCAGCTTGCCTTCTTTGGCCATCCTGGCCAGTTCCTCGCGCGACTTTCCAAGGCCTCGCGCCATCGCGTCGGCAAGCGCAGGCGTGTTGCGGATCATCGAATTGAACGCATCACCACGAAGCACGCCATCCTGCAGGGCATTACTGAACTGGTTGATGACTGCAGCTGCTTTCTCGCCCTTCGCTGCGCTAGCCACAAGGCCAAGCCCGAGCGCTTCGGTGAACTGCAGCGCCTCGCGCGTCGAGAATCCGCGCTCGCGAAGTGGCGTCAGTGAGCTAATGAAGGCTTCAGCATTGTTCGCCATGCTCGTAAATGTGCGATCGCTGATCTTGCGCAAAGAATCCAGGCTCTCCTGGTATTCCTTGTCGCTTTTGGTTGCCAGCTTGATGCGGTCGGTCATCTCTGCCCAAGCGCCTGTCGCATTGCTGATGCCTCTTACAGCTCCAGCAAGCGCACCCACTGAGAAGACACCTACAAGCGCTTTCCCGGCCGCTGCAATTCGACTGTTCATGCCGTCGAGCTGGCTGTTGACCTCGTCGAATGCCTTTTTCGAGTTGTTCTTGCCATCGATGACCAGCTGGGTCTTGACTGTAGCCATCAGGCGAAATCCTTGAGTAAGCGTTTGAAATCTTCGGGCTTGGCATTGGCCGCACGCGCAGCGATCAATGCAATCCGTTTGTCTGCGCGGTCTTCTGCGTCGATGGCCGCCAGGAACGTCTCGATCTGCCGCAGGCTGTAGTCCTGCACGTCCGCCAGGGCATGGCCGGCGCCGATCAGTCGCTGGACGACGGAGCCCCACTCAGCGCCCTTACCATTGCCGGCAGGGCTTCGCCGAAAAAACTGGAATTGACCCTCACCACCTCGACGAACAGCTGGACGGAGACGGTCGCCGGCAGGAACCACAGCTGCCAGCGCTTGAGGCTGGTCGTTGCCAGCAGCACCTGGCGCAGCTCGCGACTGTGCGTTGCGGCATAGCGGTTTATCTGCTGGACGCTGGCCTGGCTGAACAGCTCAACCAAAGCGCCGGCCGACTTGCCGTAGCGCTCAAAGTGGCGCAGCTTCACCGGAAGGATCTGCACGTGGCGCCCCATCACCTCGACGGTGACCGGCTCAGGAAACAGGATTTGCAGCTCTGACATGACTTTTCCTTAGGGCAATAAAAAACCCGCCGAAGCGGGTCTTGGTTGATATGCGGGTTATTCGGCCTGCACTATTTTTTCTACTAATCCAGGGCGGATAAACGCCGTTTGATTAAAGGCCTCTAGTTCTTTTTGTGCGCCCATTAGGTTTTCCGCGACTTTCTTGATAGCAGCCTTGCGCTCCTTCATCGAGTCGAGCGCTTTCAGCTGCTCATCATAGGCTTCTAATCTTGTCTCAGTAGCCTGATCGCGAATGTATGAATTCGACGACCTCGACTGTTCTTCGCCTCGTTTCTCTTTGTCTTTGGCGTTACTGAATTCTAATACTGCCCTAGCCTGCCCCGAGATGTTTCGAATCATCTCTTGGCTGCCTCTCATGTACCGCTGCGCTGGCTCCACTTCGGCAATCTTTGGCTCAACGATACTAACCTTAACGAGAGCCGCATCGATTTCAGAAACATAGCGGTCCGCGTTCGCAAAGATTTCACGAAAGGTAATCGCTTGGGCTCCATCCGCAGACGACACCATCTGGTCGACGTACGCAGATGCCAGTCGAACTTGGGACTCAATGTCCTTAAGAGCCGCCTGGCGTGCTTGATACTTGATCCATCCGGTGGCGCCCCCGCCAATGGCAACCAAAAGAAGCAGCAATGGCACGATCTTTCGAGCGCTGCCCAAAGTTGGTTTTCTGGCCTTAGCCGCCGCATGCTCAGCACCGATCTTGCTGTAGTAGACGTCGCAGCGCGGACACTTATCAGGACTTGCCTGAATCTCCGACATAGTCGGCTCGTAGCTGCACTTTGGACACTGCATGAAGGTTCCCTCCCCATAGGAGAGAGAAATCTATCACGGCGCCAGCACAGAAACCCAGCGCTTGGCTGGGTTCAGGCTAGGTCATGTGGTCATACAGCGGCTAGGCGATCAACCATGTCCGGGTATTCCTCGACAAGCTTGATCAGCAGCGCCGCCTGTGCGTTTGGCCTCGCTTTGTCCTGCTCCCAGTTACGAAGCGTCCCTGGGCTAGTCCGAATGCGGCGGGCGAAAACCGCTTGCGACATGCGTAGCCGCTTGCGGAGACCTACGATCTCTTCCGGGGTCACTTCCGGTGCAGGCTTAGCCTCAACCGTGTATTGGCGAAGGGTGATTTTGCCCTCGCGCTGAGCGGCCATTTCACCAACGCCCTGCATCAGCTCAGCAAACAGATCGCGCTTTTTCATTTGGCACCTCGCAGCTTCAGCTCGTCACCGATGGCTTTCTTGAGCGCCTTCTCCTGGTCAGAAGTCAGGTTCTCTAGCTCATCTTTGTCATAGATCGCGAACATCCAGAACTGGCCATCACCAGACAGCCAGTAGTAGATGACGCGCAAGCCGCCTCGCTTCCCCTTTCCTCTCCGGCTATCAGCCCAGCGAACCTTGCGGAATCCACCAGTCCTAGGGATCACAGCGCCAAGCTCAGGACTGGCTAC